CAAAGAACTTGGTCTAGAGATCAGTCCTTCTCTCGACAAACTCCGCAAAGCTACAATCAATTGGGTGATGCAACCACTTAAGGTTGGAGCATCCGATAAAAAATTAGACAAAAAATTTTGGCTGGATCAGAGCGACAACTTAATGTATCAAGGTAAAGCACCAGAGCTTTCCTTCACTAAAGCAGCAAGGATGCCAGCCTTCTTTGAGCATAGCAATGTCAACTTACCTTCGTACGCTTGAAGCATTTGGTATGCAGTCAAGAGCACTGCTCCAAGATCTTGATGATCATTTTCCACCAACAAACCCTACACCTGAAATGACAATGGAACAAATCATGTACCGCTCTGGTCAACGTAGTGTTGTTGAGTGGATCAAAGAAAAAATGGATGAATAATTATGAGTTACCTTGGAATAAGAGATCAGTTTCTTGATGCATACGGTGGAGAGAATCGTAAGTCAATCAAGCTTGGTATCAATAACATCTTTAATAACATTGATCAGTATTCACTTCAAGATCTGAATAAGATTCTGGACACTGGTAAGAAACCAAAGAAGAATGACTTTGGTTATTCAAGTGGTGTCTTAACTGGCAGTCCCTTTGATGAAGCTGGTTACAATGCAGCCACATCTAATTTCAATTCTCTTTATTCATCTATTGGACAGATGTTCATTGATCAAAAGGGATTGTTTGGAACTGGAGATGGTGATGGTGACAAACCTGAAAAAGCAAAGGATACCGGTACAGTAGAAGGCACCGGTAAGTTGTATGACACTGGTCAAGAGACTAGAGAGATCGCAGAGATCAAACCAATTGCTCCGATTGCTCCAGTCAGTGTCCGTGATCAAGTGGGTCCTGATTACACACCACGTAGCAGTGGTAAAGGTGTAGCAGGACTAGAGAATATTGCTGCTGCTTATGGTGCTGGTGTTCACCTTGGTGACTCAGCTATCGGTGCAGCAATCAGAGCAGGATACACAACTGAAGATATCAGACGAGCTGCTGACAGCGGTAGGCTCCCTAATGCACTTGATGGTAGTCCACTTCAAATCATGGGCGGTGCTCGTGATGTTGTTTATGGAAATCAAATCAGTGAAATCTTTGGACCTGGTAGAGGACCTGATCATCAAAACCGAACGATGTTTGGACACGAAGATTACACAGTCAATAGGATGCGTGGCTTCTCTGACCTAGCAATTAAAGAATACCTTGATCGAAACATGGGTAAACTTGCTAGCAACAATAGGCCTGGTAGTGGTGGTCTCTATGATGAGATTGTCAGGCGCCTACCGAAAGCAATCCCTGGTGTACCGGGTGTACCTGGTGTTGCTGCTAAGAGCCTGCTTATTGGTGGCTCAAGGATTGGCAGCGGTGCTTATGCACAAGGTGTACAAGCCAATAGATCCGATGCATACACCAGTGGTCGTTCCACAATGGGTACTTCACAATACAGACGTTAATTATGTTTGAAGCAAAACAGAGGTACGATAAATTACAAGGTGATCGCTCAGCGTTTCTAACAGTAGCTAGGAATTGTGCTGACCTTACTATCCCATATCTAATTAGAGACGATCAAGAATACACCAAGTCCATGCAAGTTCTGCCAACACCATGGCAATCAGTTGGAGCTAAGGGTGTGGTGACATTAGCAGCCAAGCTTATGCTTGCGTTGCTTCCACCACAAACTAGTTTCTTTAAACTGCAAGTGGATGAGACAGAACTATCTAAACTTGGTGAGGTTGATCCTAGAATTAAATCAGAACTTGACCTTAGCTTTGCTAAGATTGAACGTACAATCATGGAAAACATTGCTGCTAGCAGTGACCGTGTGGTTGTACACCAGGCTCTGAAGCAACTGGTAGTAGCAGGTAATGCACTAATCTATATGGGTAAAGAGGGACTGAAGATGTACCCTCTTAACCGCTATGTTGTGGACCGTGATGGCGAGGGTAATGTAATTGAAATCGTAACCCGTGAGAGAATTGCACGCGAATTAGTTGCTGACATTCTCCCAAAACCAGAACCGAATCAACCAATGAATAATGTCAACGCATCAGATGATGATGAAGTTGATGTTTACACACATGTCAAGCGAGATAACAATCGTTATGTTTGGCATCAAGAGGTAGAAGGTGTAGTTGTTCCGAAGTCATTTGGAAAGGCACCACTACCTAGTAATCCATGGATCGTATTGAGATTCAACACGGTCGATGGTGAAGTCTACGGTCGTGGCAGAGTAGAAGAATTTATAGGAGATCTACGCTCCCTTGAAGGACTCTCTAAGGCACTCGTAGAAGGCTCTGCAGCAGCTGCAAAAGTTGTGTTCACCGTATCACCCTCAAGCACAACTAAACCGCAGACGCTGGCGCAAGCAGGCAACGGAGCAATCGTTCAAGGTAGGCCTGATGACATTGGTGTTGTACAGGTTGGCAAGACAGCTGACTTCAGTACTGCATACAACATGGCAATGGGTCTAGAGAAACGACTAGCTGATGCATTCCTGATCCTTCAGGTAAGGAATAGTGAACGCACTACAGCTGAGGAAGTCCGTATGTCTCAGATGGAATTGGATCAACAACTCGGTGGTATCTATTCACTGCTGACTGTTGAGTTCCTTGTTCCCTATTTGAATAGGAAACTAGATGTTGCACAGAAGATGGGATCCATCCCCAAGATACCCAAAGGGTTTGTTAAACCTACTATCGTTGCTGGTATTAATGCACTTGGTAGAGGACAAGATAGAGAAGCTTTGGTTTCATTCATTACAACCATTGCTCAAACGATGGGTCCAGAAGCAGCGTTGACTTACATCAACCCAGAAGAGTATGTCAAGAGATTGGCAGCAGCTCAAGGTATCGATGTACTGAACCTGGTGAAAGGTCTGCAGGAAGTGCAGATGGAACAGCAGGCTGCACTGCAACAGCAACAACAACTTGAAATGACTAAGCAAGCAGGTCAGTTTGCATCAGTCGATCAGAAAGCAACACAAGCAACAAATGACGCAATCCTCAGAGAACAACAACAGCAACTCCAAGCAGCAGGAGGCCAAGCCGAAGGCACGAACTAGGCAGAAGGTAGCACCCAAGCCTAAGAAGCTTCCGAATGTAGGACCAGCTGCTGATACTAACAAGTATGCACCTAAAGAAAAGATCGGCACTCCCACCCTTGGCCGTGAAAAGAACTATGTAACACGGGTGGGACTTGGTAACTTAGAAACTATTACTTATGGCAACACTGACGTACAACCCTGAAGAGGCTGATGCACCTGAGTTTAATGAATCCGAACAGGAAGCATTAGCAATTGGTGAGAAGCTAGAGCAACAGGAACAACAGCTGCTAGCAGGAAAGTTTAAAGACGCTGAGGAATTAGAGAAAGCTTATGTAGAACTCCAAGGTAAGCTCGGTCAACGTGAAGAAAAGACTGAGCAACCCAAGGAGGAAGAACCAGAGCCTGAGAAAGAAGCATTCCTAGAACGTCTTTGGAATGAAGCTAAAACTGAATACAGTAAAGAGACACTGGAAGAACTTCAGGGTATGAAACCTGAACAGATTGCACAGATGTATCTGGAATATAGGAATCAGAATCAACAACCACAAGGTCCAAAGATTACAGAGGAAGACGCACAGTCTTTGAGGACAATGGTTGGTGGTGATGAAGCCTATGGAAACATGATTCAATGGGCCTCTCAGAATTTTAATGAGCAGGAGATTGATATGTATGACCAGGTAATGGCGAGCGGTAATCCCGCTGCAATGTTCTTTGCAGTGCAGGCTCTACGTGGTCGATACACTGACGGCGTAGGCCAGGATGGACAACTGCTGACTGGTAAGCGTGGATCATCTACACCTAAAGATGTATTCCGTAGTCAAGCAGAAGTCATCCGTGCAATGTCTGATCCTAGGTACGACAAAGATCCTGCTTATCGACAGGACATTGCTAAAAAACTTGAGAATTCACCCGTAGATTTTTAATGACAACCACTACAGAAGACGGCGGACGTTACAACCTGTTCGCCAAGGAACCACCTATTGAAATTATGACTGACGTATCCGTGACACACAACGAAAAAGCAGAGAAGCTGAATGGTCGCCTGGCAATGCTGGGTGTCATTGCTGCCATCGGAGCTTATGTAACAACAGGACAATTGATTCCTGGTGTCTTCTAATGGCAAAACAAAAAGCTACAAAAACTAGACTCGATAAATCTTGTTGGAAAGGCTACAAAAAATCTGGCACCAAAGTAAAAGGTGGAACCAGAGTAAACAATTGCATTAAAAAGAAATGAAAAAGCAAGGATACAATGCACGACTTGATGACAGTCTCGGTGCACGTAACGGTAAGAAGAGCCAATCAATGAAAGCTCGTCGCGATGAATCTAAAGCAGCTAGTAAAAGAGCTGGTAAAGGTGCATACGCTGGTAACAAGTCAAGCTCACAAAGGAAGACTACTAAGAAAAAATGATTGAATGTCCAGAGTGTACTGCTCCACAGCGGTACGTACTGGAACAACTTCAAGTCAATGCAGGAGTAACAGATAAGGTTGCTCTTGCTGTCATCATGGGAAACATTCAACAGGAGAGTCGTTTCCAACATGACGTGTGCGAAGGCGGTGCTGTTGTCCCATATGACCAGTGCCTTCGTGGTGGTTATGGATTAATCCAATGGACTACACAAGCACGTTATGACGGACTTGGATTGTTCTGTAAAAAATACGGCTGTAACCCTAATAGTCTAGAGGGACAGACCCGTTATATGATTAACGAAATGAAGTTTAGGAATGACTTGTACGCATTCCAAACCAATCATCAAACCGTGCATTATTACATGAACGCAGCTTACTATTGGCTGGGTTGGGGAATACACGGAAACCGTACTATCTATTCATACTCTTTTCTAACTAAACTAAAATGAAATCTATTATTGCTGCTGGTATCCTCCTCGCTTCTAGCTCCGCTGCACTCGCAGGTCCCTATGTCAACGTTGAATCTAACTCCAGTCGTTATGGAAATGACTACCAAGGAACTCTGATTGAAACCCATGTGGGTTATGAAGGTCAGGTTGGTGATTCACCTGCTGGCTATTACATCCAAGCTGGTCCTGCATTTGGCGTCCCTAATGGTGAGGATGCTACTACTGATTTCTCTGGTAAAGCTGGTATCGTCTATGACGTGTCTGAAGATCTTGAGATCTACAAGGAAATCTATTTCCTGACTGGTGATGAAACCAGTACTAACTTTAAGGCTGGTGTAACTTACCGTTTCTAATTAATTTTGTGGTGGGTGGGTAGGTAATCTATTTATTTGTTTTTTATTTATGACTTCTAGTACTCTAACTAATCGCAGAGCGCCACTAGGACAAGTCTGGGAAGACTATTGCCAATGGGTTACCTCTACAAACAACCGTCTTTATGTTGGGTGGTTCGGCACGCTGATGATTCCTTGTCTGCTTGCTGCAACTACCTGTTTTATTATCGCTTTTATTGCTGCACCTCCCGTTGATATTGATGGTATCCGTGAGCCTGTAGCAGGATCTCTACTCTATGGAAACAACATCATCTCCGGAGCTGTCGTGCCTTCCAGCAACGCCATCGGTCTGCACCTGTATCCAATGTGGGAAGCGGGTTCTATCGACGAATGGCTTTATAACGGCGGACCGTATCAGCTCACTGTATTCCACTTCTTGCTCGGTGTCTTTGCTTACATGGGACGCGAATGGGAACTTAGTTACCGACTGGGAATGAGGCCCTGGATCTTTGTTGCATACTCAGCGCCAGTGGCTGCAGCGACAGCTGTATTCCTTGTGTACCCTCTTGGACAGGGTAGCTTCTCCGACGGGATGCCTCTCGGTATTTCAGGTACGTTCAACTTCATGTTGGTTTTCCAAGCTGAACATAATATTCTCATGCATCCTTTCCATATGCTTGGTGTTGCCGGTGTATTTGGTGGCAGCTTGTTCTCGGCTATGCATGGTAGCTTGGTTACGTCTTCCCTGGTTAGGGAAACGACGGAAGATATTAGCCAAAATTACGGATATAAATTTGGCCAAGAAGAAGAGACTTACAATATTGTCGCAGCACACGGTTACTTTGGGCGGCTTATCTTTCAATACGCTTCGTTCAATAACAGTCGTAGTCTTCATTTCTTTCTCGCTGCTTGGCCCGTCGTGGGTATTTGGTTTACTGCTCTTGGCGTTAGTACTATGGCCTTTAACTTGAATGGTCTGAACTTCAACCAATCAGTGTTGGATAATGGTGGCAGGGTAATCCCTACTTGGGCCGATATCCTTAACCGAGCAAACCTCGGTCTTGAAGTAATGCACGAAAGAAATGCACATAACTTCCCTCTTGATTTGGCTGCTGCTAATACTACTCCAGTCGCTCTCAATGCTCCTACAATTGGATAATTAATTATGTCTGCATACCTCAAGTATTTACAAATAGAAGAAGTAGAAGAAACTGCAGAGCACCCTTCTGCTTATCTAAAAATCGTTAATATCGTTGAGGTTGTAGACCAAGACGGTAACCCATGGGAACCAGAACCTGGTCCTGACCCATGGGACGACTTGGTAGTTAATGAAAAAGCTCTGCTTCATGAATCAAACATTTATGAAATTGGTGAAACCATCTATGCCACTACTGCCACATTTATTGGTGGTAGTGAAGATGTAATTTACAGATGGCGTTGGCAAACAAGAGCAACATCATCTGATGATTGGGTTAATGGAAGCTGGACTTCTTATGATAATGAACTGACACAAACTGACTATACTCTTACAGATGGTGGTCAAGTTAGGTTCCAATGTCAAGCAAAAGACAATGATCCTGAACATGCTGGACAAGTAAATAGCTTTACTG